GCTTTCCGCGAGTGTCAGTACCGCTAGCCCAGCCTAGCCATAGACGCGCGCGCGATGTCTCGTAACCACGTAACCGAGGCGTAACCATTGACCGCTCAGCGTGACCGCGCCGCCTACATGCGCGCCTACCGAGCGCGTAACCACGTAACCACGGAGGTCGCCGAGGAGCACGAGGACCCTCCGGTGGCTCGGCTGACCGCGCGCATCCTCGAACTCGAGGAAGAGGTGCGGCACCTCAAGGCCGAGCTGGCAAAGCGACCACCCGCCGCGCTGGCGTACAGCAGCGCCGTACCGATGTTTCAGCCCGAGCCGGGGTTCAACACCCGACCGTTCACGCCCGTTCCGAAGGTGCGCCCTTCACGCTGAGGCACTTCCGGGCATGGGCTCGGCGCCTCGAGCTGGACAACGGCGACCAATGGGAGGTCGAGGACTTCCAGGGCGCGTTTATCGAAGACCTGTTCTCGGGCGTCGCCGAGTGCTGGCTGATCGTGCCCGAGGGCAACGCCAAGACGACGCTGTTCGCCGGCCTCGCCCTCTACCATGCCGAGTTCCGACGCTCGGCGATGGTCCCCGTGGCGGCATCATCGCGGGACCAGGCGCAGGTCATGTACGCGCAGGCCGAGGGCTTCATCCAGCGGAGCGAGCTGCGGGGCTTCAAGCTCCATCCGGGCTATCGCCGGATCAAGCACGCCGGGTCGTTCTCCACCGTCCAGTTCCAGGCCGCCGACGATCGGACCGGCGACGGCGTCATCCCGACGCTCGGCCTGCTCGACGAGCTCCATCGCCACCGCGATCTCCGCCTCTACCGGACGTGGCGCGGCAAGCTCTTGAAGCGTGGCGGGCAACTGGCCGCGATCAGCACCCGCGGCGAGCCCGGCAGCGAGTTCGAGCTGACGCTCGACCGCATCCGCCGCGAGGCGACCGACCTCCACACCGAGGGCACGTTCACCCGAGCCGCCTCGCCGCGCTTCGTCCTCCACGAATGGGCCGTGCCGGAGGGCGGTGACGTCGAGGACATGGCCCTCGTCAAGTCGGCCAACCCGTTGAAGGCGATCACCGCCCCGATGCTCGCCGAGAAGCGGGCCAGCCCGACGATGACGCTCGGCCACTGGCGCCGGTTCGTCTGCAACCTGCCGACCCGCGACGAGGACTCGGCCATCACCGAGGCCGAGTGGTACGCCGCGAAGGTCGACGACGGCATCCCCGAGGGCCAGCCGGTCGCGGTCGGCCTCGACGTGGCGTGGAAGTGGGACACGACGGCGGCCGTGCCGCTGTGGGTCCGCGATTCCGACTACCGGCTGCTCGGCCCGGCGACGATCCTGACCCCGCCGCGGGACGGCAACAGCCTCGACCCGTCCCTCGTCGAGAACGCGCTGCTCGACATCCACGCCCGCAACCCGATCCACACCGTCGTCATGGACACGAGCCGCGCCGAGCAGCTCGGCCAGTGGATCGGCGACGCGATCGGGGCCGTCGTCTTCGACCGCCAGCAGACGAACACGCTCGCCGTTCAGGATTACGACTACTTCATGGAGGGTCTGCGGTCGGGCGCCCTCAAGCACACCGGCGACGCGGGCCTGACCCGCCATGTCCTCAACGCCATCGCCCGCGTCCTGCCCTTCGGCGACGCGCGGTTCGACCGGCCCAACCAGTCCCGTCTCGGGCCGGAGCAGGAGCGACGCGTGATTGACGCCCTTACCGCCGCTTCGATGGTCCACGCCCACGCCATGACCACGGTCGAGGAGCCGGCCGAGGAGCCGCTGGCCGCATGGGGCTGAGAGACCGACTCATCACCACGTTCGACCCGCTCCGCAACGCGGTCATCCCCGCGTGGCCGACGGGGTACGACAACTTCTCGCCGTATGCGTTCCTCGCCAACGGCCAGTCGTTCCCGCTCGACCTCAACTTCACGATGCCAGGCTCGCGCGAAGAGGACATCGAGAACAGCTTCGAGGGCTACGTCTCCCGCGCGTTCAAGGGCAACCCCGTCGCGTTCGCCTGCGAGCTCACCCGGCTCATGATCTTCTCCGAGGCGCGGTTCCAGTTCCGGTCCTTCACCAAGGGACGGCCTGGCAACCTGTTCGGAGACCCGTCGCTCGCCATCCTCGAGCACCCGTTCGGCCCGAACTCCGCGACCGGCGACCTGCTGACGCGAGCCCTCGCCGACGCCGACCACGCCGGCAACTGCTACCTGACCCGGCGCCGGACGCGGACCTCCGACCGCATCGTCCGGATGCGCCCGTCGTGGGTCACGATGGTCTTCGGCAGCAACGACCCGGCCGTCTCACCCGACGAGCTGGACGCGGAGTTCCTCGGGATCATCTACTACCCCGGTGGGGAGTATTCCCCGACCGGCGACCCGGTCTACCTCCAGCGCAGCGAGATCGCCCACTTCGCGCCGATCCCCGACCCGACCGCCCGCGGCCGCGGCATGAGCTGGATCACGCCCATCGTCCGCGAGATCATGGCCGACGGCGCGGCCTCGACGCACAAGCTTGGCTTCTTCGAGCATGGCGGCACGCCGAACCTCGCCATCGTCCGCACCGACGCCCCCGACAAGGAGGCGTTCGACAAGTGGCGGACGATCATCACGTCCGGCCACAGCGGCGTCGCCAACCAGTACAAGTGGCTGTTCCTGACAGCCGGCGCGACACCCGTGCCGCTCGGCAAGGACATGCAGCAACTGGACTTCAAGGTCGTCCAGGGCGCGGGTGAGACCCGCATCGCCGCAGCCGCCGGGGTCCATCCCGTCGTCGTCGGGCTGTCCGAAGGGATGCAGGGCTCCAGCCTCAACGCGGGCAACTTCAACTCCGCCCGGCGGATCACCGCCGACAAGACGTTCCGCCCGCTGTGGCGGAACTTCGCGGGCTCGATGGAGACGCTCGTCCCGCCGCCCGCCGGTAGCCAGCTCTGGTACGACGGCCGCGACATCGCCTTCCTCCGCGAAGACAACAAGGATGCGGCCGAAATCCAGCAGACCAAGGCCGCGACGATCCGACAGCTCGTCGACGCGGGCTACAAGCCCGAGACCGTCGTCGCCGCAGTCGAGGCCGAGGACATGAGCCTGCTCAAGCATTCCGGCCTGTTCAGCGTTCAGCTCCAACCGGCGGGCTCCAGCCCCACGCCTGCCATCGCGCCGACGAACGGTAAGGCTCCCACGCCCACAGGAGGCGCCGCGACATGACCACCGAGACCAAGGCGCGAACGCGGCCGCCTCGCGACAATCTCGTCCGCGCCTTCTCGCCCGGCATCGAGTTCCGTGCCGCGCTGGCGGACGGCGGGCTCGGCACCCTGTCGGGCCACTTCTCCGTGTTCAATGCGTGGTACGAGGTCGACTCGCTCTGGGAGGGCAGGTTCTTGGAGCGCGTCGCTCCGGGCGCGTTCAAGAAGACGTTTGCCGAGAACCGAGACAAAATCCGCGTCACCTTCAACCACGGCCAGGACCCGGACCTCGGCGACAAGGTTCTCGGTCCGATCACCGCGCTAAGCGAGGACGGCGTCGGCGCGGCCTACGAACTCGAGCTGCTCGACGGTCTTCCGCCCCTCCTGCTGAACGGCCTCCGCCGTGGTGTCTACGGCTCGTCCTTCCGGTTCCGTGTCGTCAAGGAAGAGTGGGACGACGTGCCGAAGGCGTCCGAGGACAACCCGAGCGCGTTGCCCGAGCGGACCATCAAGGAAGTCGACGTGTTCGAGTTCGGTCCGGTCACGTTCCCAGCGTCGCCGACCGCCTCAGCCGCCGTCCGATCTCTCACCGACATCTACGCCATGCGCCAGTTCACGCGCGATCCCGCGCGGATGGCCGAACTTCTCGAAGCATCACGGGAGACAGCACTCCCCGACGACGGAGCCGACGAAGGTCACTCCGACGAGGGAGCCGCAGCGACCCCCGCCGAGCCGGACGAACCGGCACCCCAGCCGCCCGCTGCGGCACCACCGCCGGACGAACCGGCAACCGAGCCCGAGGACCCGCCAGAAGGCGGGTCTTCTGATTCCAGGAGTGCAACCGTGGACATCGCAGACCTCAAGACAACCGACGAGATTCGGGCTCGGTTCGACGAGCTGAACGGAACGCTCAAGGACCAGCACGCGAAGTACCCCGGCGTCATGCCCGAGGACGAGCAGGTCAAGTTCGACGCCGACACCGACGAGCGCGACAAGCTCGGCAAGCACCTCAAGGCATGGGAGGCGCGGCAGGCCGTTCTCATCGAGGCCGCCAAGAAGGGAACGGGCACGGAGCCCGGAGAGGATCGTGGCGTGCCCAAGGACTACAGCGACCGCACCGTCATCCGAACCAAGACGGACGCGGAGCTGCACAGCCCCGAGTCGCGGTCTGCCACGTTCGAGGGCCGGACGGCTGAGTACCGCGACGACGCCAAGCGCCTGCTCGAGAAGGTGTCATTCCCGACGGACTGGGTCGACGCGCAGCGCAGCCGGGATCGCATCTCCGATCTGCTCGACCACCACGACTCGCCTGACGGCGAGCTGGCCCGGCGGGTCAAGTACACCAGCTCGCCGGCCTACGAGCGGGCGTTCCACAAGTTCATCACCTCGCGCGGCCAGACGCTCGGCTTCACCCTCGAGGAGCAGCGCGGCACGGCCCTCGCCGTGGGCGTCGACGCGACAGGCGGCTTCGCCGTCCCGTTCGCGTTCGACCCGACGGTCATCGCCATCGGCGTCAACAACGGCGCGGTCAACCCGTACCGGGCCACCTGCCGCGTCGTGTCGATCGTCGGCACCGACACATGGAACGCCGTGACCGCCACCGCGGTCGTGGCGACCCGGACGACCGAGGCCGCGCCCTCCGTCGAGCAGGGTCCGACCTTCGCCCAGCCGCAGTACGTCGTGAAGCGGGCGCAGGGCCAGATCACGGCCAGCTTCGAGATGTTCCAGGATCGGTCCGACCTCGCGTCCGAGCTCGGCTCGCTGATCCAGGAAGCCAAGGACAACGAGGAAGAGACCTCGTGGGCCGTCGGCGCGGGCGGTGCCACCGCCTCCATCGGCGTCGGCCCCGTCTCGGGCACCTCTGGCGCGTTCACGGCGCAGGCTGGCGCGGGCGCGGGCGTCCTCGCCGAGGTCGACTTCACGACGACGGAGTCGGCGCTGCCGGTCCGCCATCGCTTCACGGCCCAGTGGTTCATGAACCGCGTCAACATCCGCAAGGCCCAGTCGCTCGAGACCACGGGCGGCAAGCTGTTCGGCGGATCGGCCTACCCGAACGTCGGCAACATCGCCCTCTCGGGCGTCGGCAACACCGGCCTCCGGCTGCTCGGCTACCCGGTCAACGAGTCGCCGTCGCTGCCGACGGCCACGACGACGACGATCACCGCCGCGACGCTCTGCAATGTCAACCAGTACGTGATCGTCGACCGCGTCGGCCTGTCGGTCCAGTTCATCCCGTTCATCTTCAACAGCTCCGCGCTGGCCACCGGCCAGCAGGCGCTCTACTTCCTGTACCGCAACCACGCGGCGCCGCTCAACGTGGACGCCGGCCGGACCCTTCGCTTCCTGTAGTCCACTGACGGGCGGCGGGCTCACGCACCCGCCGCCCACCCACTCCCCGAGGAGACCCATCGCATGGCGAAGGACGACATCTACCAGGTCACGACGACCTTCGTCATCACGCTCGGTGACGCGGACGTCGAGTATCACGCGGGCGAGATCGTCGATGGCGACGACCCCGCCTACAAGCGCGTGCCGGAGCACTTCGGCCCGGTCGAGTTCAAGCACCGCAAGGCCGAGAAGCCGAAGACCGAGAAGGCTGAGAAGGCCGAGGCGCCGAAGGTCGAGCAGGCCACGGCGGCACCCGGCGAGCAGCGGGGCAAGGCCATCACGACGGCCTCGTTCAAGGGCAGGCAGTAGATGGGCTACGCGTTCACCAACACCGCCGCCGCGACGACGGCGGTCACCAACCGCTTCGTCGCCAGCACGAACATGAGCCTGACGACGTACACGATCGCCAACGCCTCGCCGACGTGGTCGGGCGGCTGCCTCGTGACGGTCACCCACACCACCGTCGCTGGAACCGACACGCTCGGCACGATGACCCTCGTCGGCACCGACCTCGCCGGCCGGCCCCAGTCCGAGACCCTGACCCCGGTCGCCGACTCGACGGTCACCAGCACCAAGGTCTACCGCACCGTCACCAGCCTGACGTCGCTCGGCTGGGCCGCGGTGAGCACCGCCGACACCATCGTCGCGGGCTGCGCCGCCGGCAACGTCGTCTGCGGCAGCCAGGGCACGCTCGGCGGCGTCCTCGTCAACAACAGCGTCGCAGCCGCGGTCACCATCAGCGACGCGAGCCGGACGATCATCACCATCCCCGTGTCGCAGGCGGCCGGGACGTTCTACCCGCTCGGCGTGGACTTCGGCGGTCGCCTAGTCGTGTCGACGACGAGCACGAACGACATCACCGTGTTCCATACCGGCACTACGCCCTCGAGCTACGCGCTGTGAGCTGGCGCCGGCTCAGGCTGTTTCTCAGTCCCGAGCCGGCGCTCTGCTCGACGTGTGACCACCTCATCCGCGAGCGCGTCCGCCGTCCGTGCCCCCGCTGCGGCGACACCCGGCGAACCCTGTCGCGCGGCATTGACGCCTCCGTCCGAACCGAGGATCGCGTGACATGAGCAACCTGCCACGGATCGTGGTCCCCGAGGACGCCTCGCACCTCCGGGTCATGCGCGGATCGCGGCTCGTCGAGTCGGTCCACCACGGGCCGAACATCTGGACGGCGACCGTCATCCACCCCGACGGCTCGTATGACGTCAGCCAGGGCCACAACCTGCTGACGACTGCGGGACGCGACCTCATCGCCGCGGGCTATGGCAACCCGACCGGCAAGGACGGCGCGCTCACCGCGAGCTCGGCCACCAGCGCCACCCCGGCGGGCGGCGGCCTGACGACCGACCAGTACAAGGGCTGGCGCGTCTTCTGCCCCGTCACGGGCCTGACCACGGCCCCGGTCTACGGCAACATCGGGTCCAACTCCACGACGGTCCTCACGGTCGACGGCTGGTGGGTCGGCACCGCCGACACGATGACCGGCGCGACACCGGCCTCGACGAACGGCTACCACATCCAGCCATCAGTCGAAGCCCGGTTCATGGGCCTGACGGTGGACACCGGCGCGGCGGCGGCGGGCGACACGGTCCTCGCCTCGGAGCAGACGGTCAACGGCCTCGGCCGGGCCAAGGCGACGTACGCCCACACACCGGCGGCGGCGACGTACACCCTCGCCAACACCTTCAACGTCATCACGACCGGCCCGATCACGATCCACAAGGGTGGCCTGTTCACCGCCGCCAACACGACCGCGGCCGGGATCATGGTGTTCGAGGCGGTCCTCTCCGCCGACGCCATCGTGCAAGCCGGCGACACCCTGATCGTGACTGCGACGGTGACCCTCACATGACGCGCCAGTACTTCGCCGACCTCCTCGTCGACTCGGCAGGGACGAACTACGCGACCATCACGGCCACGACCGAGACCGTCCTCATCCCGACGCTCTGGACGGGCATCCCCGCGATGGAGCCGCGGGCCGGCAAGATCTACCGGCTCGAGGTCGGCGGGACGGTCACCACCGGCGCGTCCGGCACGATGATCATCACGCCGCGCTTCGGCACGGTCATCGGCGGCGTGGCGCTGGGCGCGAGCCCGACGCAGACCGTGGTGCCGTCGATCACCCTCGCCCCGTTCTACCTCGTCTATACCCTCGTGTTCCGCACGATCGGCCAGGCGGGCGCCAACTCGACGTGCGTCGGGACCGGCTACTGGACGTCCAACGGCGCGGTCGCCACGGCATCGAGCGAGACGGCCTGCACGTTCGGCAGCACCGGCAGCGTGTCGGTCGACACGTCGGTCGCCTCCGCCCTCTGGATCGGCGTCACGTTCTCCATCGCGCCGTCGATCATCCCGTTGTGGAGCACCTGGCAAGCCCTAAACTGAGGTAGGCCATGCCCGCCCTCGGACATGGCCGGGGGCCGCTCGATCCACGAGCCTTCTACACCCCACGCCTCACGGCGCCACAGGTCGTTGCCCTGGTCGTCGGAGACCCTGCGGCACTGACGACCGGCGATCTCACGATCGCGGGTCGTGTCAGCGGCCTCGGCCTCGGCTTCGTCTATGTCGATGATGCTTCAGCCGCGGACTTGACGCGGCGGCTCGTCGTCATCTGCGAGTCCTGCTCGGGCGCGACCGTAGGAACGAAGTACCGCAACGCGACGATGGGCGTCGTCGTGTTCGAACGCGCAGCCATCCTCAACATGGACATGGCCTCGGTCGACGCGACGAACGGCGACGTCGACAACGAGGACAAGGTCTCGATCCTCATCGCCGGCCACGGGCTGGCGGGCGGGCTCACCGGCATCGTCAACGTCCAGACGCCCGGCAACCGCGTCGACTACAACAACGCCTCGGAGCTGGCTGCGAGCGCGCAGCAGGTCTACTCGACCGAGGCATCCGCGACCCAGATCGCGGGCTACGGCTACGAAGCCGGCGCGACGATGCAGGCCGCCCACGTCGCCGAGGCCCGCCGCGTGTGGTGCGGCATCGCGGCCGACAGCTCGATCACCAACCTCGACTTCGCGGGCGGCGCGACGCTCATCGACGCGGCGATCATCTGGGCGATGGGCTCCGCGTCGGGCGCGGTGACGCTGAACGTCAGCCTGACCGAGGCCGTCGCGAGCTCCGACGCATGGGCGCGGGTCGGCACGTTCAACCGCGCCGGCACCGAGACCGTGGCATCGGCCGATGCATGGAACCGGGCAGGCACGTTCCTGCGGGCTCTGACAAGCTCGGTCGCGTCATCGGACGCGTGGGCTGGCGTCAAGGTCTTCGTCCGCGCCCTCACCGAGTCCGTGGCGTCGAGCGACGCGTGGACCAGGACCGGCACGTTCGCACGGAGCCTGACCGAGAGCGTCACCAGCTCCGACGCATGGGGTCGGGTCGCAAACCTGCCGCGTGCGCTGGCCTCGTCCGTGGCCTCGGCCGACGCATGGACCCGCTCGGGCACGTTCCTGCGGGCTCTCGCGGGGTCAGTCGCCTCCGCCGACGCATGGGTCGGAGCGAAGGCGGGCGCCATCCTCGCCGGATGGTCCGAGAGCGTTACCTCGAGCGATGTCTGGACCCGCACCGGGACGTTCCGCCGGACGCTCACCGGCGCAGTCTCGCAAGTCGACTCATGGGCCGGCCAACTCGGGACCATCATCATCGGCGGCCTCGGCCCTCGCATCGGCTCGGCGGTCAACGCGATCGTGCAGGCGGTCGGCATGAGGGCCGGCCCACCCGAAGCCAACGCCACGAACCCGACCGTGCCCGGACGGGCGACCACGCCGAAGTCACAGGGCATCGCGGAGACGACCACGCCGGGCTCACTCGGAGCGGGCAACGGGTCAGGAGGAAGCACGACCGCCTTCCGCTGGAACATCAACAAGTGGAATGACGGAGGCGACTACTCGTGAGCCTCACCGCGGTCGTATCCGGCAACGACGCCCTCGCCTCGGACCTCAACCAGTACCGGAACCTCTACCGCGGCGGCTCGGTCTACGACGTCCGCAACGGCTACGGCGCGGTCGGCGACGGGACGACCGACGACCAGCCCGCGATCCAGGCGGCGATCGCCGCCGCAGGGGCGGCAGGCGGCGGGGTCGTCTACTTCCCGGCCGGGACGTACAAGCTGTCGGCCCTCGCCATCTCAGCCGTCGGGGCCGAGGCGCACCTCCACATCCCATACAACGGCATCACGCTGGCGGGACAGGGCGCGAGCTCGGTCCTGTACGCGACCGACACCGCGGCGATGATCTACGTCGGCTCCTCCACGCTGTTCCTGCCGGACGCCACGGTCTACACGATGACCGCCACGGCGCAGATGGCGATGACGACGACGCTCGCCACGCCAGCCAACGCGGGCAACTTCGCCGCCGGCGACTGGTGCTACATCCGCACCGGCCAGACGATTACCGGTTCGCGCGAGCCGGACGCGGAGATCAACCGGATCGTCTCGGCCTCGGCCGGGACGGGCGTCCTGACGCTGGCCTACCCGACGGCCAAGGCGTACGCGCAGGAGTACTACATCAGCGGGACGTCGGGCCGGACGACCACGACGCCGACCGCCAACCTCGCGCCGTTCGGCGTGGCGAAGGTCACCGACCGGGTGATGACCGACCTGACGATCCGCGACCTGAACTTCGTGCATACGGGTTTCCAGTACGTAATGTACGGAGCCGGGCAGGTAGTCGGGCTCACGATCGAGAACTGCCAGGGCACGCTCCGCGGCGGCTTCATGTCGCTGGGCAACTACCGCTTCTCGCGGGTCACCGGCTGCCGCTTCCACCACACGGGCACGGGCGCCCAGACGTACACCCTGACCACGGCCACGGGCTGCTCCGACGTCCAGTGGACCGACAACCTCCTGAGCGGCGAGCGGGTCATCCAGCTCCACGTCGCGGAGGGCGCGGCCAACGTCCGCATCATCGGCAACTCCATCCTCAGCGCGGGCTCGGCGACGGACGAGAACCAGATCTCGGTCCATGCGCGGGCGTACGACATCCAAATCCTCGGCAACCACCTTGCGGGCTCGCCGGGGTCCAACGCCATCTATGTCGAAGACCTGTGCGACGGCGGCGGAACGATCACCGGCAACACGATCCTCTCGGACGGCGGGACGGCCATCCAGGTCGCCGCCGCCAACTGGCACGTCACGGCCAACCGGACGCCGAACGCGGGCCAGTCGATGGCCCAGTACACGGGCTCCGACAGCGACGTCCGATACCTCTCCGCGTGGGTCACAACGACTCACCCCGAGGTCATCCTCGGAGTCCTGCCGGAGCACGTCTACGTCTCGGGCGTCAGCCTGTGGGTCCTCGACGCGTTCAACTCGTCGGGCACCGACACGATCAGCGTCGGGGCCGACCTCGACCACACGATCTTCGGGACCGCGACGGACGTCTCGACGGCCGGCCTCAAGGTCCCGACGCCGGGCTCGTGGACGGGCTACGGCTTCGACGGCCGGAGCTGGATCGCCAAGGCGTACTACGTCGCTGGCGGCGGCGCTCCCTCGACGGGCAAGGTCCTGGCGGTCCTCGCCTATGCCCACGTCCCGGTCCATCCATAGCGGCGATATCGCCACTCCGCCAGCAGGCGGGCGCTCTTGCTGCCGTTGCAGAAGTCGCATGCGGGCACGAGATTGCCAATCGAGTGGCGACCGCCGCGGGAGATCGGGATGACATGGTCCTGATCGAGCGGCACGCCCGTGGCACCGCAGTAGGCACAGGCATTCCGGTATCGGTGGAGCACGCGACGCCAATCGCGCGCGGTGATCGTAAAGACGCCGTTGCCGAGCTTACGAGCCCGACGGCGGTTCTCGATCTCGGATAGGCGATCTCGGTTGGCTGCGGCGTAAGCCGAGCGCCGGTTCGCGTAGTACTCGGGATGAGCGGCATACCAGCGTCGGCCGGTGGCGCGTGACCGTTCGCGATTGGCTTCTAGCCAGGCTCGGCCTTGGGCTTTGACCTTGTCGGGGTTGGCGGCGCGCCACGCCTCGTTTCGCGCCTTGATCTCGGCCTTGTGGGTCTCGTAGTACCTCGCGCTGTAGATGGCGGCTCGCTCGGGATGAGCAGCTTTGAACTTGGCTGAACGCTCGGCCGGGGTCACCAGTGACTCGGAAGGTGTGACATTCCCAACATCATTCGCGTCCTCGTGGAAAATCCGGATGAGTTGCTGAACGCGGGTGCCTATGCGGCGGGCGCTCTGGTCCGCGTCCAGTGGTCCGCGACGGAGGCTGGTGCATTTGCCGATGTCTCCGGCACAGGTTCGACACCAACGATCCCGATCGTCACTGCCGTCCGGTCATACACGGGCTACGACCCTTCGGGAACTGTCTCCACATTCTACCGGACGCGCTACGAGAACGCGGGCGGCACGCGCGTCAGCGACTGGGTCCCGGCGTTCCAGGTCGGCGACGAGACGGGCGGGCTGCTGTGCTCGCTCTACGATGTCAAGCAGGAGCTCGGCCGCACCAGCCCGACCGACACCGGCGACGACGAGCTGATCCTCGAGAAGATCAAGCAGGTCTCCGCGGCCATCGAGCTCCACTGCCAGGCGTGGCTCGCGCCCCGCCCGACGAACCCGACGTCGGAGACGACGCTGCTGTTCGACGTCCCCTATACGAGCCGCAGCCTGTACGTCGAGCGCGGCTACCGACGCCTCGGCATCCGCACCCTCTCGACGCTCGGCATCGCCACCCAGAGCCAGCCCGAGACGGGCGGGACGTACACGAACGCCACGCTGGCCACCGTCCTCCTCCGGCCCCGCCCAACCGCCGATGGCCCGGCATGGCGACTGGAGTTTAGCGACACCAGCGGCGGCTTGTTCTACGCCGGCTACAACACCGTCTCGGCCACCGGCGCGTTCGGTCCGGCCTCGGTCCCGGCCGACATCCAGGGCGTGGCGCTGCGGGCCGTCGTGCGCCGCGTCATGGGCAAGGGCGCGGGTGCGGTCGGCATCCCGATCGGACCCGAGGGGACGGTCATGCTGCTGCCCGACCTGTCGGGCGCTGACCGGGCGACGCTCGACATGTACCGCGTCCCGGCCGTCGCGTGAACCTGTACACGATCGCGACCGCCATCGCGACGACGTTCGGCACGGTCACGGCCACGAACGGCACCGAGACCGAGACGGTCACGGCCACGGCCGACCTGCCCGACCAGGTCAGCAACCTCGTGCTGCTCGTGTTCCCGCCGTTCGGGCCGATCGAGATCGGCGCATCCCAGCGGCGGAACGACCTCTACACCTTTCCGGTCCGGCTGCTCCGCGACCCGTTGAGCGTGCCAGCCCGGACCCGCTGGCTGTACGCGTGGTACGACGCCATCCACGACAGGATCGCCACGACCCACATCGCGCTCGGCCTCAGCTACGTCTCGATGGCCGAGCCGACCCAGATGCGGGCCGAGATCGACGGGGCGAAGTACAGCAGCGTCGATGGCACCTACGCCGACCTCGACGTGGTCGAGCTGATGCTCGAAGTCCTCGTGAACGAACACGTAGCGGGAGTGACTGTGTGATGGCGAAGTCCGAAGGTCTGACGGTCTACCCAATCTTCAACGGGCAGAACGTCCAGTTCATTCCCGGCATCCCCGCGACGATCCGCACGGGGCTGACCAAGAAGGAAGCCGAGGAGCTGATCGCGACCGGCGCGTTCACCTACGACAAACCACCCGCAGGGGTGGACGTTCCGACCGAAGGCCCGCCAGACGGCGGGCCGCTTGATTCCAAGGAGTGACCTAGATGCCGGTCCACACGTTCAAGACCCTGCGGGCCGGTCTCGAGACGACCCGCGGGACGGGTGTCGCGATGACGCGCGGCATCGAGTTCACCACGGCCGACCACAAGCAGAACATCGACACGATCTACCCCGAGGAGCTGCGGAACTCGTACGAGGCGCACTACGCCGCGACGGCCGGCGCCGAGACGAACACGATCGACGTCGAGTACCCGCTCGACTTCGACGCGATGGCGTGGTGGGGCAACCTCCACATCAAGGCCGTGCCGACGCCGACCGGCGCGGGCGCCGACCGCACCTGGACGTTCGTGCCCACGCTCACCTCCGACGACCAGAAGTCAGCCACCGTCCAGCTCGGCTACACCGACAACATCGGCGCGACGAGCCCGGCCGTGTCGATCCCCTACGTCATCGGCGACGTCCTCAACATCAACTGGAACAAGTCGCCGGGCTCGCCCGGCGTCATGTGCAAGTCGTCGCTCGTCTCGCCCAAGGCGGCCAGCCAAATCTCCGCGTTCACCGGCACCGGCACGTACACGACCTCCGAGCTCGCCAAGGCCCAGGCGACGGTCGTCACCATCGACCCGACGACGATCGGCACCACGACCGACAACGACATCGTCACGGCCGACTGGACCTACACCTCGGGCTTCGTGAACCTCTACACGCTGAACAACACGACGGCCGCGCAGGACACCTTCCGGCCCAACCCCCTCCAGTGGGAGTTGAAGCTGACGCGGTACATCCGCAACGACAACGAGTGGGACCGCTACGTCGACAAGGCCAAGCGGAAGATCAGGATCAAGACGACAGGCTCGGTCCTCGGCGGCTCGTTCTATTCCGTCCAGCTCGACTGTTACGGCACGCTGTTCGACCGCTCCGTCTCGGAGACCGACGGGCTCGGGATGGAGGAGCTGACGTACCGGCCGCTCTACGACACGTCGTTCGGCGGGACAACCCAACTCATCGTCGTCAACGACCTCACCACGATCACCTAGCCGTGTCGGGGCGGGGGGACCACAGGCTCCCCGCCCCGGCGTCACCTGTGGAGGCATCATGCGAATCCCCCTGCGCGACGGCCAGTGGGCCGAGCTGCGCGACCGGATCACCCATGGACAGGACAAGGAGATCAAGCGGGCGCGCGTCCGGGTCCAGCAGAACGCCGAGGCGGTCGTCGACTGGTCGACGATCATCACCCGCGCGTTCATCGTGGCGTGGGACGTGAAGGACACCGACGGCAACCCCATCGACCTCAACGATGAGGATGCCCTCGACCGCGCGCCCAACGACATCATCGACGTCCTGTTCCCCCACGCGGTGAGCCAGTACAAGGCGACCACCGACCCAAACCCCGATACGCCGAGCTGATCGTGCGGCTCGGCCTCATGGACGTCTACGAGGCGGAGGTTGACCTCCTGCCCGACCCCGACCTGTTCCGAGACGCGGTGCTGCTGGCTGCCTCGGGCTGGCCCGTCAGCGAGCGCGATCTCGACGAGACCGACGCGCTGCTGTTCGCCCTCGCGCGCCGGCTGCGGAACGTCAAGCGGAGGAAAGGCTGAGATGCCGGTCAAGTTCAAGACCTCCGTGTCGACCAAGGGTCCGTTCTTCCAGGGCGATCCGTTGAAGAAGTGGGCCGACAACAAGCGGGAGTTCATGGAGCGGTGGGCGGAGATGGGCGCGAAGGACGTCCGCGGCCGCCTCGTCGCCGGGCAGAGCGGGCGCTACCCGCTCGGCATGGGGCTCGGCCGCGTCTCCGACCACGTCCACGGCAGGGTCGTGTCGCTCGAAGGCAAGCACTGGAAGGCGACCGCGGTGGTATCGGTCAACAACCGCGGCTTCACCAAGGCGCAGGGCATCAAGCTCATGGCCGCCGCATCGTGGCTTGAGCAGACAGAGCACCCGTTCCGCCGCGCTAAGGGCGCGATGCGCCGCGCCAAGGCCGTGAACGTCGACATGCTCAAGGGTCTGCGGTGAGCGGCAACCGGCTGACGTTCGCGGCGACGTTGCAGGATCAGGTCTCGCGTGGCCTCGACCTCATCAATACGCGCTTCAAGCAGACGAGCACCCAAGCGAGCCTGCTCGGCAACGTCGGCGCGATGGCCGTCGCCAAGGGCTTCGGCATCGTCGACCAGGCGCTGTCGTCCGTGATCGGCGTCATGGGCGAAGCGGTCAAGGGCGCGATGGCCGACGAGGAGTCGCAGAACCGCCTCGCCGCCTCCCTCAAGGCGAACGTCGCGGGCTGGGACGGCAACACCGCCGCCATCGAGAAGTCGATCCTCGCGTCGCAGCGGCTGGGCTTCGACGACGAGACGCTCCGCGACAGCCTGACCGTCCTCGTCGGCGCCACGCACAACGTCGCCAAGGCACAGCAGATTCAGGCGACGGCGATGGACCTTGCCCGGTTCAAGGGCATCGACCTCCGCACCGCATCCGAGGCGCTCATCAAGGTCGAGGGCGGCCACTACCGCTCGCTCGTCCAGCTCGGCATCAAGCTCAAGGACGGCGCGACGCAGACCGAGGCGCTGGCCGCGGTGCAGGCGGTCGCGGCGGGACAGGCCGAGGCGTACGCCGACACCACGTCCGGCAAGGTCGCCGCCGCGCAGGTGAAGTGGAACGAGGCGCTCGAGCAGGCGGGCTACACGCTGCTGCCGCTCGTGACCGAGGGATTGAGCGACCTGTCGCGAGGACTGGACCCCCTCAGCGTTTCGCTCGAGGACACGGCCAAGGCGGCGGCCGGTGGATCGCAGTCCGCGGCCGGTCGGTTGCAGGCGCTACAGGAGCAGCAGGACGCCACGGCCGCGTCGGCGGTCGAGGCCGCCAAGCACATCAACCAGGCCGAGACGCGCTACCTCCAGACGGAGCCCATCGACGCGATGGGGCAGGCCGCCCTCGACGCGGGTGCCGACACCAAGACGGGCATGGACTCCATCGTCCTCTCGTTCGCCAACACTCGCAGCTCGCTCGAGTCCATCGCGGACGGCTTCGGCGAGTCCGTCTACGGGCCGCTCATCGCCAAGGAGGAGCTGCTCGCGCTCCAGGCCGAGGACCGGGCGCTGCGCCAGAAGCGCGCCGCCAAGGAGACGACCGTCGAGGAGAAGAAGCAGATCGACCTCCAGCTCAACCAGGACTACCAGAAGCAGGTGGGGATGCTGGCCCACCTCGCGGCGATCGGCGACGCGGACGCGACGATGCAGCTCACCCGCCTCGCCAATGAAATCCTCGCCGACAAGAACTCGTCCGCCGAGAACAAGACGTGGGCAAAGGGCGTCCTTCACCAGCTTGGCCTTGTCAAGCAGGGCTACAAGGACATCTACCACTCGGCCCAGCAGTCGATGTCCGTCAACCCGTTCCAGTGGATCAACAAGTTCGGCGGCGGCGCCAACGCAGAGGGCACCAAGTTCTGGGAGGGTGGCCTCACCCTCGTCGGCGAGAAGGGGCCGGAGATCGTGAACCTGCCGCGCGGCTCGGCCATCTACAGCAACGCCGACTCGAAGGCAATGATGCGCGGCGGCGGCACGGTGAGCATGCCGTGGTCCGGCGGTGGTGGGAAGAAGACGCTCGTCGTCCCGCTCATCGTCAACGGCCGCGAGATCGCGCGGGCGACGATCCCCGACTTCGATGAAGAAGACTACTGGCAGGGTCAGCTTGCCGGCGGATCGACGGTGGAGAACTAAGTGGCAGGCTCATCGGTCCAGATCAACAGCGCCGGCGGGACGCGTCTCGCGACCAACTCGTACACCGAGGGCGGCGTCACCGTCCATGACGAGAAGACGATCCTCGGCGAGCCGTACACCGCCTCGTACGTCCTCGGCTTCGCGGCGATCTCCATCGCGACCTCCGCCGATCACGTCCTCCAGATCATGGCCGGGTCGTCGCTCAACGTCCGCATCCGACGCATCCGCCTCTACCAGCTCGCGCTCGCGGGCACGGCCTCCACGACGCCGTTCATCATCCACCGCCTGAGCACGGCGGGGACGGGCGGCACGGCCGTCGGCGCGCGCGCGGTCGACAGCGGCGACGCGGCGGCGGGCATGACCGCGATGACCCTTCCGACCGTGAAGGGCACCGAGGGCAACTTCTTCTACCGCTGGACGATGGGCCTGTACGCCGCGCACCCGATCGTCGCGCCGGCGTTCGAGTGGGTCCAGCTCCCCAACTCCAAGCCGTTCATCATCCCCGCCGGGACGACCAACGGCATGGCGATCAAGGTCACGACCGGCGTCGCGAGCGCCACGATCTCGGGCTGGGTCGAGGCCGACGAGACGTCGTTCTGATGCTGGCAGCCCTGCTCGCCAACGCCGACTCGACCTCGGACCCCTTCCGGCTGTTCGTCAACGACGAGGACATCCTGACGCCGCAGTCGGGCGGGTCGGGCGGCGTGCCGCTGGAGTCGCTCGAGTGGGAGTACTCGGGCGGCAGCTCGCCCGCCGCCATGAGCTTCGACCACTGGGACCCGCCGCGCGCGTTCAGCATCGCCGGCCATGCCCGCGTCCGGTTCTGGTCGCTGGCCGACGACACCCAGTTCACCGGCAACCTCATCGCCCGCGTCTCGCAGCCCGCCTTCGCAACAGGGCGGATCGTGCAGATGCGGGCGGTCGACCTGTCCCTGGACCTCGACCGGAACGTCGTCGAACGCTGCTCGTTCCCGGCCGGACTCTCGGACCAGGCGATCATCCAGGGGCTGTGCGGCCAGTTCCTCGTCGGCTCCGAGGTCTCGTTCCTCGGCAACGTCGGCGCGACGTCGTACATCGACCTCATCGAGTCGACGATGCCCGCGATGACGTTCGAGATGCAGTCGCTCCGCTCCGCCCTGGAGCAGGTGGCGATCACCGCGAACGCGGACGAGAACCGGCCGTACACGATCTATGTCGACGAGGTCGGCCGGCTGAACTACCACGCCACGCTGACCGGTCCCGCCGCGCCGTACGCCATCGTCGAGGGCGTGCCTGCGGGCGGCGAGGCGAACGCCATCGACCTCGAGTACACGAACGACGACTCGAACATCATCAACGCGGTCTACGTCGACGGCAAGAACGCGGCGGGCTCGGGCTGGGTCACGAAGGGCGGCTCCATCGCGCAGTACGGCTGGGCGGCCGAGGTGCTGTCCGCGCCCGACAGCGACACCTCGACGAAGAAGCGCATCATCGGCTCGTCCTACATCAGCTCGCGCGGAGCGCCCATCGCCCGCGGCACGTTCAAGACCGTCGGCAAGACGGGCTGGATGCCGGGCCAGGTCGTGACCATCACGAACACGGGCGTCGGGCTGTCGGCGCAGACGTTCGAGATCAAGCACGTCACGGTCCGGGCCATCACCGGCACGCCGACGTACGAGCATACCATCGAGTTCGGGGCACGGCGGCCGTCGGCCTCGCGCGGGTCGCGGTTCAACGCGAACCAGGCTCCGCCGCTGCGGAGGTAGGGATGGCTGGCATCGGGTCGGGGCGAGGCACCGGGGTGATCACGCCGAGCACGAGTGCGGGCATCGTCGTCTCGGACGCGAACGCCGTGGACCGGGTGCTGCTGGGTGACCTCGGCAACAACGACTACGGGCTCAAGGTCACGTCGTCGGATGGGTCGACGGTCATCATCGACGGCACGTCTGACATGTTCCGCATCGTCGCCAGCGGGACGCTGACCGCCACGTTCAACGCCGCCCCGAGCGCCCATATCTCGACCGTCACCCTCAGCAGCTTGGGCTCGTTTTCGACCCAGCCCGTCGTCCTCTGGGTCGTCGGAACCGACAACACCTCGACGGCGCAGAGGTCCATTGGCATCCAACTGAGCGTCAACGGCGCGGCCGGGACGATCGCCTTCTTTGCCGAAGGCTACTCGTCTCTGTCCGCCGGGCAACTGGCCGTGGCAGTCCAGGCGACGTCCAACACCGTGAACCCCGGCACGACGGCCGCCGGTCGCTACTACGTGCTCGTCCAGGTGGCAATCTGATGGCGCGCCTCATCGCCTATGACGCCGACGGCAACGTGATCGCGACCCTCGACTGGCTCGTCCGTCCTGACGACGGGCTGGCGGACTTCGCCGTCGAGCATGACGCGGATCACATCGAGACCTGGAACGTCGAGGGAGCGAAGGGCTCCAAGGTCTGGGAAGGCCCGCTGCCGCCGGGACCGCTGGTCGTGGAGCTCACCGGGCCGCCGGGCAGGAAACGGATCGCGAACGTTCGCACGCGCTGAACCCCCGCCTTCGGGCGGGGGTTCTTTTCTATTTGCCGAGCGTGAAGCCGACCTTCCAGTCGTGCTGCTGCATCTCGTCGCGGGAGTACGTCAGCTCGCCGCGGTGCGACACCGCCACGACGTAGAAGTCGGCGTCTGGCACCGCGACCGTGAAGTCGTACGCGCAGCCGGTGTCCTGCGAGCCCTCGACGTTGGTCGAGAGCCTGCCCGTGCCGATGACCTTGCCCGCCCCGTCCTTGACCGTGACGTCGGTGCCGTCGCCGATGTCCGAGTAGCCGCCCGTGCCGCTGCACGTCGTCCCGGTTCGCGCCACGCCGGGGTCGGTCAGGACGAACGAGCCGCTGATCGTGTGGCCGGAGGCGGAGCAGGCCGCCAGGAGCAGGGCTATGGTGACGGCCAGCACCACCTTTTCCGCACCGGACCACACCATTGCAATGCGCGCGTAACGCGGAAACGGGAACCGCAACGGCATCATCGCGGAGTCATTATCCGGGGGTCATCAAGCGTGGGGAGTTTCATGCCCAACCCCGTGCTCATCATGACCGGCCACGCGGTTGCGCTGGCCGCGGCGATGGAGGTCCGTCGTCGGTTCGTGGAAGCTCTACTCCGAGCCGAGCTGCAACGGGACCAAGGACTTCGGCGAACCCGCCGACGGCACCGGTCACGCCGTTCGCCATCCGGTCGATCGACGCCGCCAGAGTGAGGAACGCCGCGGTCTGCTCGCGCAGCGCGGCGGTGTTGGCCTCGAGGTAGGCGGCCAGCTCCGGTTGAGTTGTGGCCCCACCGGAGCTGGCCATGGATGAGTCGTCGGGCCAGTAGCCTAGCCAATCGGCCAGGACCACCGCCTCGGACTCGGAGGGTTGCCGCGTGCCCATGTCGATCGCGATGTAGGCGGCGCGGCTCTTCGGTGAGAAGCCTAGCCGTGGGCCGAGCAGCTCGAACCCCTCGGTCTGGCTGATCCCCTCAGCTTTCCGCTTCGCGTGTAGCGCAATGGCCCACTTCCCACGAGGCTCCGTGGACGGCGGCCGGTACCCGTGCATCCCGTCAGCATGCTGCCGTACGTCGTGACAGTTGTCAAGACATGATGCCATCCCGTGCACGGGGGTTGGTGACAGTCGTCAAACGTCACCTAACGTCTTGACAAACGTCACAACCGGGCGGACACTACCGCCATGCCAACGTCTGGACCGGAGCTCCGGATGGAGCGCCTTCTCTCCGAGATCAGCGTCACTGCCCTGGCCGCACAGATGGGCACCTCGCGAACGTCGCTATGGGTGCTCGAACGATCCGCCAAGGTCTCCTCCGAACGAGCCGCGAAGTACCGCGAGGCGGTCAAGACGTTACGTGACAGCGGGGTCGACGCGGCATGATCCTCGAGCCCGTCCCCTCTCCCACCGTCCGCTGGGTTGCCGACGTCACGTTCGCGACTGACTGCTGGGTATTCGCTCGGACGCTCGCCCTGTGGACCGGCTTCGGGCTGCTCCTGACGCACACGTTCGGACTGCTCCCGTGATCGAGATGGTCGTCGTCCTCGCCGCCGCGGCGCTCTTCCTCGCGGGCTTCGTCCTTGGACGGCTGTTCGCATGAGCCCCGCCGAGAACCTCGCCCTCATCTGGATCGCGGCTGCGGTCAGCATCGCGTTCGTCTGGCATCTGCTGGCCGACCACTACAAGGGCGACCGATGACGATGCAGCCGCCGCCGGGTGCGACCAACCACTGGATCGACTACGGCGCGCGCAACGGGTACGACTTCTCCTGCAAGCGCGAGGCGGAGTTCTGCCACAAGTGCGGGCGACAGCTCATCGAGCACTTCGAGTTGACGGGCATGATGTCCCACTCGACAGGTCAGCCGACCTACGCTCGGTTCCACTCATGCCCGACGTGGTTCACGGGCTGGCGTGCCAGCCGGTGGGCCAAGAGCTGGGCGACGCCCGGCTGGGGCCACGACTCCCGCGACGCCGACAACCCGCTGTCCGGGCGGACCTACCGATGACCGACGACGGCTGGAACGTCATCGCCATCTGGGTCCTCATGGCGATTGCCCTCGGCGCGACGTGGCTGGCAGCCGCGCTCTACTCCAGGAAGCACACGCGATGAAGCGCCGCTACCTAGTCGGCCGCGAGATCGGCCTATCGCGACGGGCTGCCCTCTACGGCGCGCTGCCGACGCGGCTCCACGCCGTGGTCGCCCTTGCTCGTGGCGGCACCGTCATCTATCGGGCAACCATTACGGCCCCGGTGCGCGTCAATCGTCCTCACTCGTTCATCGCCGAGTCCACCTTCGTCGGTGAGTGGACCGACAGCGGGACGCCGCGATGACCTGTCGCCGTTGCTGTCATCCATGGTTCTGGCACACCTACGGCCAGCATGCCCGCTGTTTCACCATCACGTGTCCGTGTCGCGGGATGCTCGTCTGATGACCTGCCGCGGCTGCCAGCGTGCCGCTCGCCACGAGAGTCCGTGGTGCGACGACTGCTTCAACGACGCCGTCACCGCCGCCTTCTCGACGGTGCGACTTCATCGGGTCGGACCGCTCCGGGGAGAGCAGCACGACTCCGGGTGCCCCCCCACCCGTGATGTTCTGCTCTCCCCGCGGCCGCCTGACCGTTCGACACCTTCGTGGGTGTCGAGGAACACCGGCTAAGCGGCCGGCTAATTCCATAGGGCCGGCGGCTCCACTGGTCGGCCGCCGGCCCAACCTCCATCGGAGCCAACGATGACGAGAACGCAAGAGCTCGACAACTACGAGACCGCCATCGCCCGGCGCAACATCGCGTGGGCGAAGTGGCGGAACGCGATCGAGTTGCTGCGGCACGCCGAGGCGCGTGATGAGGACTCGGTCCCCTACCGCCGCGTCTCCAACGCCGCGCAGCACGACTACGAGTGGGCGGCCCGCGACCTCGTTCGCGCTCGCGTCTGGTTTGCCGCAGGGCTTGTCAGCACGGTCAACGCGGCATGAGTCGCGGTCCGCTGGCCGACGTTCGTTGGCGCGCCGGCCGCGACCAGATCGCCCACGCCTTCGTTCGCGGCAGCGTTCGCAACCTCTGCGGCTGCCCCGTCGTCGCCGAGCGGCTGGCCTGGCCGCCGACCGCTCGGTGCCCGGACTGCGTCTCGCTCTCGGGCCTGCGCCCGGTCGCCGCCTGATGCCGCCGCTCACGCCGGCCAATGTCCAAGTCCGAGCACAGAACGTCACCGCATCCGAGTGCGCGGCGCTGATGGAGGGGGGTCATCCATACGCCACCCCCGAAGCCATCTATGACCGCCTCATGGACCCGATGCTCGACGTCAGGTCGAGCCAGGCCATGCGTATCGGCAGTCACATGGAGTCAGCGATCCTGCGCTTCGCCGAGTCCGAGTGGGGCTTCAAGGCCCGCGCCAACTCCCGCACGTTCGTCCACTCCCGCGTCCGCCTCTGCGCTACGCCCGACGCGTTCCCACGAACCCGCATGCCGTGGGAGTTCGCACCGGCCCGCGCGATCATCGAGGTCAAGATGTCCGGCCGATCCGAACTCTGGCGCGAGGTGCCGAGCTACATCGAGTGGCAGTGCCGGGCGCAGATGGCCTGCACCAACCGCGACGTCGTCTACATCGTCGTGCTCGCAGCAATGCAACTGCTGAGCTTCCCCGTATTCCGCGAGCCGGACAAGGAGGCCGAGCTCCTCGCGGCCGTCGACGCCTTCTGGCACGACCACATCGCCGCCCGCGTGCGGCCCGAGCCGACGGTCTCGGCACCCAGCAGCCCATTCAGCTTTGACGCTGACCCCGCGATCGGGGAGAAAGAGGCAATCGCATGACCGACGACTACGAGATTCCGACAGGTGACACCGGGCACGAGCCCGGCACGTTCCTCATGGTGCTGACGGCCCTCAAGCCGTTCACGCTCTACGAGACCCGCAACGGCTGGACTCGGGAGAAGCCCGAGGATGGCACGCTCGTCGAGGCGTACAACAAGATCGCGTGGGTGTTCGCCGACGTCGAAGGCGACGAGACGGCCGAGGGCACAACGAGCACCGCGCGCTCCGAGCGGTCGACGCTGTTCGCATGGGCAACCGGGCTGGGGCTGTCGCCCCAGATGGTGCTCGACCGGACCAAGCCCATCCCCGCCTCGCAGCTCATCGGGCGCCAGGCGATGGTTACGTTCCAGCCCGACCCCAAGAGCGGCTACAGCCGCATCAAGAGCGTCGTCCCGGCGCCTCGTGCTCGTGCCACTGCTCCGGCCGCGGTTCCAGCGGGGCCAATCCGCGAGGTTATCCCGCCGCTCGTACCCGGCGCCGGTCCGGCGGTGGTCGTCCCGTCCATCCCGATTGGGGCATTTGGCGAGGCGGGTCCGCAGCCAGCGGCCGAAGTGCCCGGCACGCGTCTGCCCAACCAAGTCGACGATCTCCCGTTCTAGTCCGCACCGACACCGTGACGGCGAGCCCGGACGTGATCGCGCAGGCCATCGCTCAGATCGAGCAGGGCTTTGCCGCGTTCGCGCTCCGGGCGAACGCCAAGGTCCCGATCACGGAGCACGGCTTCAAGAACGCCACGACCAAGCCGGAGTGGATCGAGACACAACTCCAGGCGCCGCCGGCAGGCAACTACGGCATCGTATGGCCGACGGGGGTGCCGCCCGTCGTCGTGTTCGACCTGGATGACGGTGGCGGGGCCGACCGGCCGTGGCAGGACCGCCTGTTGGCGCTGATCGCAACCAACGGCCGCCTCCCCGCGACCAAGTCGACGACGACGCCCTCGGGCGGGCGTCACGCGTTTTTCCGGTGGCCGACCGAGACACCGATCCCGCCGGGTGACGAGCTGTTCGGCTTCACCGTACGTTGGCCCGGCCGTGGCTACCTCGTCGGACCCGGCTCGTCGATCGACGGCAAGGCGTACACCGCTGGGCCAGAGCCGACGATCGCCGACCTACCACAGCCGTGGGTCGAGGCGGCCTTACGCGAACTCCCACAGAAACGATACGGCGTTGGAGAGGACGGCGAGTTCGCGATCCCGGCGAGTGGCTACGTCCTGCCAGAGAGCATCGCCAGCGGGCGCCGTTACTCGGCAGTCCGTGACTTTGTCGCCAGCAGGTATAACGCCGCACTCCCCCGCGAGGAGTTGTGGCAGCTCGTCAGGACGGTCGTCGCGCCGCGCTTCCAGATCGCCAAGACCGAGGATGAGTTGCGGGGCGACTTCGAACGCGCCATGGCGAAGATCACCGAGCGGCTAGGCCCACCGGCTCGACTCGCCCGAATGGCACCCGAGGACGCCGTCGCGGCCGTCCGTCCGATCGAGGTACTCAACCTTGCGGAGATCGCCGTCGAGGCCGTGACGTGGCTATGGCATCGCTTCCTGCCGGTTGGCTCCATCACGCTGTTCGACGGCAACCCCGGAGAAGGGAAGTCGACGATCATCGCCGACGTCATCGCTCGCCTGACCACGGGTGGCGACTGGCCTGACGGCACCCCTGTCGGCCCCGCTGGACGGGCGCTCTACATCACCAAGGAAGACGACGCTGCGACACAGGTCCGACCGCGGATCGAGGTCGCCGGCGGCGACGTGCGGCTCGTCGACTTCGTCGCGGCCGACCTCCTGTTCCCACGGGATGCGGGTCGCTTCCGCGAGCTCCTGGAGTCGACGCGTCCGCGGCTTGTCCTGCTTGATCCACTGATGTCGTACCTCGAGGGCAAGGTCAAGGTCATCTCCGACAACGAGATCAGGTCGGCGATCATGACGCCCCTGGCTGAGATCGGTCGCGACCTCGCCTGCACCGTCCTCGTCATCCGACACTTCAACAAGGGTAGCGGGCAGTCAGCACTACTGCGCGGGGCGGGGTCGCTCGGTGGCCTCGCCGGGGCCGCTCGCATGGTCCTCGCACTGACTGGCGATCCAAGCGATGACGACGATCGCGCGCGGGTGTTCGGGGTCGTCAAAAGCAACTTCGAGGCCAAGCCACCGAGCCTCAAGGCGCTGATCGAATCGGCCCCTGTCGAGGGCTTCCAGATGACGGTCAGCCGCGTCACCTGGCACGGCAACTCGACGACGTCCGTGGCCGACCTGATGGAGCGAACGCGGGAGGAGCACCAGCTCGTCGAGGACGCCAAGGACTCGCTCGCAGAGTTGCTCGAGCCCGCTGGGAGCAGGGTTCCAGCGACCGAAATCCACTCCAAGATGAAGGGCAAGGGCCACTCGCGGAACGCCACCTACAACGCCCTTGGAGCCCTCCACGGCAAGATCGTGCGGGAAGGTTTCCCGAGCCGCAGCTTCTGGACGATCCCGACAGCCGTCGACTTCGACGACACACATCCCAGTGGTACCGAGGGTGGTACGACAGGGATGAGTGGCACCAATCCCAGTCGTACCACCCTCTACGAGACCCCTACGACAGGGATGACAGGGATGAGTGGACCGGAGTCACACACTTCCCACACATCCCTGTCATCCAGTGGAGCGGGTGCCCCCCGCGCGCGCGCACGCGAGACCGACCGACCGAGCCTCGTCGTCGTCCGGGATACCGTCGACCGTCCGACGACCTGGTGCCACTACTGGCGGGAGCACGCCCTCCGGCATCGCGATGTCCAGGGCGAACATCCGTGGTGCGAAATCTGCTCCCCGCAGGGGCACTCGGCATGACCCGCATCCTCGCCGTCGACCCCGGCTCCGAGCAGTCCGCCTGGCTGCTGCTGGCCGGGGGCGTGCCGGAGCAGTTCGGCATCGACGCCAACGAAATCCTGACCCGGCTGATGCGGGTCCGGTTCGCGATGCCAGACATCATGGTCGTCGAGCAGATCGAGAGTTACGGGATGCCCGTCGGTCGCGAGGTGTTCGACACCGTCTGGTGGGCCGGCCGCTTCGCCGAGGCGTCGGAGGCGGAGGGCTGCCCGACCGTCCGGCTGCCGCGGAGGGCCGTCAAGCTCGAGCTGTGCGGCACCAGCACCGCCAAGGACGCCAACGTGCGCCAGGCGTTGATCGACCGCTTCGGCGGCCCGAGCTCCGTCGGGACGACGAAGCAGCGTGGGCCGTTGTATGGCATCCACAAGGACGTCTGGTCCGCACTGGCGATCGCCGTCACGTTTGCCGCCGGCGCCCGACCCGAGAGGACCGCAGCATGACCCCGACCCAACTCGAAGCCGCCATGCGCCGTGCCGGCGTCGGCCAGTACGAGAACATGACCGGCACGCCCTACCCGTACAAGAGCCGCCTGGAGGAAGCCGAGGCGATCGTGGCAGAGCTGCCGGGGAAGCCGCCCGTGAAGTGGGCGACGATCCGGCAGGACGCGGCTGAGCGCGGCCTGTACTCCGTTGTGGACGAGGCCATGATCGGCCGCAAGCTGATGCCGAGCCGCAGGCGACTCATCGTCGGCAACATCGTGATGGCCGTCGCCAAGTGGCGCGAGTCCTTCCGCGATTGCGGCTGCTGGAAGACCGAGGACGGTTACGCGCTCTGTCCGTGGCACCGATCCACCCTCCCGCCGAGTCGTCCGATGCTGAGTGACCTTGACAGCCGCCGGTTCTGGTCATCCGTTCGCGTCGGCGACAACGGCTGCTGGGACTGGATGCGTAACCACTTCCCGAGTGGGTATGGGCAGTTCAACTTCGCCGGGGGCCACCGGGTAGCCCATCGGATCGCCTACGAGTTGATGCGCGGCCCGGTCCCCGATGGCCTAGACCTCGACCACCTGTGCCGCAATCGCGGTTGCGTCAACCCGGCCCACTTGGAGGCTGTGACACCGCGCGAGAACACCCTGCGGGGCGTCGGTCCTACCGCTCGGGCCGCGGTCGCGACCGAGTGCCCGCACGGGCACCCGTACGACGAGCTGAACACCTGGATCAAGCCATCGACGGGTGAGCGGAAGTGCCGCGCCTGCAAGCGGGCCTCGGAGCAGCGCCGCTATGCCAAGCGGAAGGCCGAGCGTGAGGCCCCCGCCCCGGCAGGGCTGGACGTGGAGCGGCGGATCGTCCTGTTCGACATCGACGGTGTGGTTCTGGCCGTGGACGGGACGCCGATGCCGGGGGCTCAGGCGCTCGTGGACACGTTGATGTGTCTCGGATACGAGGTCCACTTCTGGTCGGCTGGAGGCACGCTTCACGTTGCTGATGCTCTCCAGCGGGCGGGCATCTACGGCGGGTTCAAGGCTCACGAGAAGCCCACCTATCCGCCGACCGAAGACGAGGCGCTGCGCATCGTCGGCCGTCGTCCCGCACTCCAGATTGACGATGACCCGACCGAGCGAGTAGCCGATTGGCCGTTCATGGTGTGGGCCGCCACCCGACCCGCCGAGGACGCAGGGGAGAGGCCGTGAGCACCCCAATCCAACTCGTATGCTCAACGTGCGGGTCGAAGAACTGGTACGCCGCGCAGAAGTCCATGGACGAGCGGTGGATGATCGCCCGCTGCCCTGACCATCAGGACAAGCGCAACCCGCTGACGCCGCTGATCTCGGAGCGTGCCTTTGCGAAGCGCCAGCGGCGAGCCCCCGACAAGGCCCCCGAGGACCTGTTCGGGACGCTGAACGACGACGAACGGGCAGCCCTCACCAAGGCCGTCAAGTTCACTTCGATCAACGGGGGCGGCAACTCGTGACCACCCTCCTCTCCGCCGGTGAGGTCGCCGCATGGCTGGGCGTCTGTACCCGGACGGTCCATCGCATGAAGAACCGGGGCGATTTCCCCTACACGATGGTCGCCGGCGAGGCCCGCTTCGAGCAGCGCCACATCGAGAAGTACCTGCGGTCCCGGCAGCGACAGGCCAGGAGGGCGGCGGCGTGAGGCGGATCGGGTCGCTCGATCTCGCCTTCTACCTGCTCCGCCGCGAGATGCGCCACTGGCCCGACCTCGCGTTGGACGAGATGGGCACCGGCGGCTCGTGGGGCGGGAACTCCGACACGGGCGAGGCCGCGACCGTCACGTCCGGGTCATGGGCGACGATCAACGAGGACTGGTGGTACGTCACGGTCTCCGCCCGAGCAGGCTTCGAGCATGAACGCGAGCACTACCAGGGCAACGGCACGACGCTGCGCGAGGCCGTCACCGGCCTCCGCGACGAACTCCGCAGCCGCCGGACGGACCCGCACCGCTGGCACATCGAGGACTGGATGCGAGAGAGTCACTTCGTCGTCGGCTGCGCCGATTGCGAGCGCGAGGCCAACGAGATATTCCACGGCGAAGTCGAGTGGGTGGAAGCGTAGAATGCCGCCGTGGCGCGAGCGAAGCGGGGAGCGGGCTGGCCCAGGCGGCTGCCCAACGGGCGCTGGCAAGCACAGGTCAGCCGCACCGAGGGCGGACGACGCATCCGCGACACGCGATCCTTCGACCTCAAGACCGACGCCGACTGGTGGCTCGCCCAAGCCAAGCGGGGCCATCTCCCCGACGCCGACCTCTCCGTCAGCGAATACCTCGACCGATGGCTCCGCGGCAAGCGGGACATCCGCGAGTCCACCCGCACCCTCTACCGAAGCCACATCGAGGTCCATATCAAACGAAACCTCGGTTCGTTTGAACTACTCGACCTCCGGGCTCGCCATATTGAAGCGTTCGTTGATGGCCTGCCTGTTTCACCGTCCACATCCAGCAGCATCCTGCGAACTCTGCGCATGGCGCTCGAAGATGCTGTACGCCGCCACGATCTACCCGAGAACCCCGCCGCCCATGTCAAGCCGCCGCGGGTCGAGCGGAAGCCCGTCGAACCCCTCACCGAAGCCGACGCCGCAGCCCTCATCGAAGCCGTCCGCGGATCGTGGATCGAGCTCGTCGTCCGCTTCCTCTTCGGCTCTGGCTGCCGGATCGGAGAAGCCCGCGACCTCGACCAGCGCGATGTCCAGGCGGGCTTCGTCATCATCCGCGACCCCAAGACCGTCCCGAGAGCCACGATGATCTCCGAGGACGCGCAGGCGGCGCTCGCCGAGGCCATCCGCATCGCCCCCCGCGTCGGCCCCCACGAGCCGGTATTCTTCGGCCCCCGAACCGGCGACCGGATCGACCGCTCCACCGTCAACAAGGCGCTCCGCCGGCTGGCCCACACCCATCCGCACGCGATACGGCATTCTGTCGCGACGCTCATGGTCGGGGCAGGCATCCCGATGCGGGTGGTGGCCGACCAGCTCGGCCACGCGGACCCGTCGATGACGGCCCGCGTCTATGCCCACGTTTTGCCGCAGTCGAGGCGCGATGCCATCGCGGTCCTTGACCGGGTTGCGAAGGAGAACGGATGAACGACACGGACATCCGCGATCGGTTCGTGACGACTCTCCTCACACCCCATTCGTCGCGGACGTTCTGGGATCGCTGGACGAACCCTGACTCCTTCCGCGGCAAGATGCTCGCGCTGGAGGACAGGCTCGCGGAGGTCCAGGTCGCGCTCGCTACTGCCCTCGCCGGTCCCCTCGATGAAGTCGCGGCCCTGCTCCGCGAGTGGTGGGCCTCCCAGCCCGGTATGCCCTACACGGCCCCGTCGCTCTGGGACGCCTCGCAGATGGCGTCCGGCGGCGTGCTGGACCGGGCGGTCAGGAAGGAGACGGGATGAGCGCAAACGCACAGTACGACCGAGACGGGAACCTGACGGTAACGGTGGCCGTGCCACCCGAGCCGGAGTGGGCTAGCCGCATCGACAGCGCGTTCCACCGCATGGAGCAGTTCTGCACGCCGACCAACCGGTGGCACTTCGTGAGTCTGTCGGTGCCGAGTTACTCCTACGGCTACATCTGCGTCATGGAGAAGAAGGACGTCACCCAGTCGATGAGCGGCTCGGCCGGATTGGCGGCGGCTGTCGCCGGTTTCGGTGCCCACCAGACCGCCGCCATTGACGATGCTGTTGAGCGGGCCAAGGCATGGGATGAGGCGGATCAGTCAACCGTTCAGCCAACATAGGTGATGAAATCCCCTCTCCCACGCACGATAGTCACAATACTGCCGGTATAGTGACTATGTGGTTTGTGCGTGCGTGAAGAGTTGGCTATCCGTGCGTGGCGTGGGTATTTTAGGTGACAGACGGTGACTCTTGGTCACACCCTTTGCCAACACGGTAGCCAACATCGGTAATGCGGCGTACCGTCATCCCGTGGCCCCTGCGCGCGTAACTCGTCACGCTGCCGCCCGTCCTCCGACGGGATGGGGCCACAGCCTCTCAGCCCCGGACACGGCACGACGTGGATGACGCCCGAGCAGGCCAAATCGCTTGCCGAAGCCGGTCCGTGGACAGTCCTGATCTTCTTCGTGGCGGTCGTCGGCATCGTCATCGGCCGGACGCTGCAACTCCTGTGGCGGGAGCACCTGAAAGCCGACCAGGATGATCGCGACCAGCGTGACCGGGCCATCGCGGTCGTGGAAGCCCTCGTGCCGACGATCAAGCAGATGGCGAACGCGTGGGACGCCCGCAACAGGGCCGACGCGGCAAGGCGGCGACGTGGTGACGCGTGAACTGGCGCAGGGTCGCTGAGCTCATGCACCTCCACGGTGCGATCCGGCTCATGGATGAGCGCGCCCAGCGAGCGAAGCGCCTGACGATCCTCGAGCGCGAGGCGCGCGACGTGACGGGCCGCGTCAGGGACATCAAGCCGCCCGAGAACGGCAACGGCCACGCCACGCCATGAGCGGAGCGTCGTGAATGCCCTCGTCGAAGCACGATGCGATCCTCGCCGAGATCAAGCGCCTCGACCAGCTCCGCTCGTCGGACCAGGTCGCGACGACCACGGCCCTGAGCGCGGCGGAGAAGGCCGTGGCGGCGGCGCTGGCAGCCTCGGACAAGGCCGTCGAGAAGTCGGAGACCGCACAGAAGGGCGTCAACGAGACGCAGAACGAGTTCCGTGGAACGCTCCGCGACCAGGCGGCGACGTTCATGCCCCGCTCGGAGGCGGAGAGCCTCGTTCGCGAGCTCCGCGGCCTGATCAACGTCCAGGGCGAGACGATCAACACCCTGCGCTCGCGCCTCGACGTGGGCCCGCCCTCGCTGGCGGCGATGCAGACGCGCTCGGACGAGAGCGTCGGACGCCGGGCCGGTGCGGCCGACACGCAGAAGATGGTCTTCGCCCTCATCGGCGCGGCCATCGCCGCACTGCCGCTGCTCGCCATCTACCTCGCCTCGGCGGGGAAGTGACGTGACATGGACCAGGAGATGGACGACCGCGTCGTCCGTCCGCTCCGGGTCACGCGGCGGCTCGCGTTGATGAACGGCTGGACCATCGAGCAGGCCGACAGCCTCGTGGCATGGCGCGACGGCCTGTCCGCCTCGCAGCACTGGACGCTGCGGCAGGTGTGCGAGGTCGAGTTCCTGCGCTGGCTCCGTGAGCATGGGCGGGCTGACGGGTGATTGATGGTCGGCGGGGAAGCAGTCAAGCTCAGTTGGTCGCGGACCCGCCGGCCATCTCCGAACGCCAGCGCGAGGTGCTGCGGAAGGCCGCGCTCGGCCAGACCTACGGGGAAATCGGGCTCGACCTGTACGTGTCCGAGCACACGGTCAAGAACCATCTCCAGCAGGTTTACCGCAAGCTGGGCGCGCACTGCCTGACCGACGCGCTGCGGGCCATGGGCTGGCTGGTCGTACCCCAATGACCCGCTCCGATGCCGTCCTCATCACCTGCTGCGCGGGCCTCCTGGCCTTCATCCTCATGGCCGTCAGCCTCGTCCAGACCCACGCCGCGCAGGGCAAGGCGTCGTGGATGCCCGAGCGGTTCGGCGCCCGCTACCTCGCGCTGCCCGGCGGTCCCGGCATCACCGTCGTAATCTGCGGAGCCCGTTGCTTAACCATGACCTCGACCGACGCCGGTCCTAGTAAAGCGATGCAGCGCATGGGCCGGGTCGCCGACATCGGCGTCCGCTCATGGGAGCACATCTGCGGCCTGCCCCGCTCCGTCGGGCTGTGCCCCGTGACGGTCGCGCCCGTGCTGGTGCTGCCATCGACTGACACCGTTGCGGTGACGGGGCGGACGTGGTGGTGGGCGTTGTGAACTGGCTTGCTGATCCCACGACGCATGAGCCGCTGGCGGCATTCAAATCCGCCCCGCAGCCCCCCGGTTACCGCCCGCCAGAGTGGCGCGGTGAGCATGAGCCGCGCTATCGCGGCTGGGAGCGTTCAACCCCCGACTCGTTGGGCTTCGAATACATCCGAAAGTGTCAGCGGGACTGTTGCCGGGGCACTGGAGCGTGACGATCTACCCCTTCAAGCAGGGCATCGATTATGGCCCGCGCGACGGCACGTTGGGTCTGAGTTTTCACATGACTGAGGGCGGCGACGGGACGCTGGGCTTCCTCCAGCGCCACGCGGGCGAGTCGATGGGCGAATGGGTCAACCGAGTCAACGGCGTGAGCTGCAACGCGCTCCTGCTCACCGATGGGACCATCGTCCAGATGCTCGACTGGGGCCATGCCAGCGGCAACCTCAACCCCGGCGACCGGGCGGGCGAGTACGGCTACTACGGCCACCACCACCTCGTTGACGTGCTGGGAACTCACTGGACCGACCCGAACACCTGGACCATCTCGATGGAGATATGCGGCTACCGCTCGACCGCCACCGCGCCCTCGACGTGGCACCTGCCGCCCGGCCCGACCCCCGCTCAGACTGCGGCGGCCATCGCGTGGGGCAAGGAGATGACTGGTCGCTTCCCGACGCTGCGAGGAGCGACCGGTCACCACGACCAGTCGCCCAAGGGCTGCCCCGGAACGACCGACAACATGAAGGCCATCTTCGACGGCATCGGCGGTCACGGCCTATGGCCGGAGGAGGTTCCAGACGTGCCAGGACTCACCATCACCGACCTCGTATCCGCGCCGGGCACGGTGACGGTCAAGAACATCGCCGGGGTCCAGGCCGTGCAGGTCGATGACCCGTCGCAGCGGTTCACGATGCCGCCGGGCTCGGTCAAGACGACCGTCGCCAAGGGCAAGCTCGTGGGCGACCCGCTCGGAGCCGACACGCCCGGCAACGACCGCCATACGGTCCGCCTCATCGGCGACGAGCTGGCCGTGTTCCTCGACGGTCAGGTCGACTACGTCGCGACGGACCCCGGCTGCGCCGACAAGGTCGCAGCCGAGCATGAGCGGACCCGAGCCGCTGACATCGCAGCCTTGGAGGCACTCCCATGAGAGAGCTCATCGACACCGGAGCCAAATACGTCATCGCCTTGGTCGTGGTGGTCGGCTGCCTGATCCTGATCTTCCAGGCCAAGGGCGATGAGACCCAGGCATGGACGATCATCGGCCTCGTCATCGGCTGGATCATCCGCGACTCGGCCGGCAACAGCTCATCTGCCAACCTCGTCCGGCTGGCACAGGCGCAGCCCACGGTGACGACGGGCGGCAATCCGCCACGGACCACCGTCACGCCCACGGAGGTACCAGCATGATCTCGCGCCTGATCCTGGCCGTCGTCGTCGCCATCGTGGTCGGCCTCGTCTGCATCCTCCTCGGCATGATCCTCGTCACGCTCAAGGTGCCCATCGCCGTGACGATCGGCGACTTCCTCGCCGCATGGGGCTGGGTCATCGGCGTGCTGGCGGGCCTGTGGTTCTTCTTCACGGGCGGCACGTTGCCGGGGCGCGCATGACTGACTTCCACATGTTCCGGCCGAAGCGGGCGTGGGTGCCCGAATGGCTTTGGCGCATCGTCAAGCACGTCGTCCTTTGGGAGCCATTTACGACGCTATTCACCGAGCCTCCGAATGAGGAGGACTGGGGTAAGTGACCGCCCTGCCGACGCTCGCCGCCGCGCTCGAATGGGCGAGCAAGCACTGGGACGGCCGCAATCCGCCCTACACCCTCAACGTCCACGACACGGAGGGCGAGCTGGGCGGCCTCGCCTACTCCAAGGCGTTCATCGGCTACCTCTCGGCCACGCCGAACCAGACGACCGAGGAGACCGTCACCGCGCCGTGCCAGCACTGGGCACGCAAGCTGCCAGCGCTTTGCCCGGTCTGCGGCGTCCGCGACCGCGACGGCAAGGTGATCGCCGAGACCAACGTCTACTCCAAGACCGTGCTGCGCTACCGCTGGCCGATGTGGCGCGCCATCACCAAGCTCCAGAACGCCCTCCGTCCAAGGAACGAGCCGCACCCGTACGCGCTCATCCTCGTCCTGGCCCGCTACGGCTGGCAGCCTCGGAGCGCGGCTCGCGAACTCGGGCTGCCGTGGGACTACGCCGAGGCGTCGTTCCTGCGAGCCATCCGCCAACTTCATGGTCGCTACGAGGAGGCACCTGTGGATACCCGCCGCTCGACGAGCCACGCCGCGGCGTGGACGGAGCTGAGCGTCAGCCAGCAGAACGCGATCATCGGAGGAGAAACAGCGGCATGATGAACACCATGCGACACGTCACGATGGCGCGCATCTGGATCGCCCTCGGCATCCTCGCCCTGCTCGTGGGCCTGTGGGTCGCGGCTCATCCGCCCTACGCCGAGGCGGCGTGCAGCAACGCCAAGATCACGTTCTACGAGGACCCCCACCAGGGCAGCGACGGAACGATGCCGCTCCTCGTCTGCTACAACGCCGCGATCGACTACATGGGCAACTACCCGGCCAGCCCGGACAACGACTGCAAGGCGCTGCTCATCAACCACAGCAACTGGAACGACTGCGCCTCGTCATGGACGTTCTGGAGCTCGGTGAGCGGCGGCTGCGCCCACTTCGGGGTCAACCTCTACCGCGACTCGAACTACGGCGTCCTGCTCTGGTCGACGTGGAGCGCCGGCGGCTACAACGGCGGCAGCATCGAGGACACCGTCTCGTCCATGAAGTTCAAGTACCGCCCAACGTGCCCAACGAGCCCCGAGCCGTGACCGATGTGATCGACGTCGCGATCATGGATGCGCTCGGCCGGCGATTGGCCGAGTTGTTCCCCGTCGCCGCGCAGCATCGGGGTTGGACGGTCGCGAACCTGACCCACGCATACGAGCGGACCCCATTCGGCGTCGAGGAGTTGTGGTCGGCAGACATCTACGGGCCGACGGACTTCTACAGTCGCGAGCATCGCTTCGCTGATCGACCCGGACGCTCGTTCACGCTGGAACACCACTCGGACATTACGGGTCACATCGAGGCGGATACGCCCGAGCAGTTGGTCCTCCAGGCCAAGGTGCTCGTGGACAACCTCGGTCTGGCCGACCTCAGCGAACCACCGTAGACGCGCGTGGTAGCATCACCTCGCCGGAACGTCACATCCCCCGCTGAGGACCCGGCACCAATGCAGCGGCCCTATCCGGGTTCAGCGACCCTGCTGCGCGCCGCTCTCGCCGTGCTCTTGAACGTTCCGCTCGGGGAAGTGGACGAGCACGCACGCCAACTCGTCAAGGCGGATGGCCGCGTCGTCATCCCCCGGCTCACCGAAGATGAGCGGCACGCTGCCCTTGGTCATGGCCTCTCGTGAAGCGGGCGTGCATCGAACCCCGGTGCCCTCGGGATGTAGTCCGGCCCCCGCGCTGCGAGCTCCACCGGCTGGCATGGGAGCAGAGGCGCCGCCCCACCACCAGCCAGCGTGGCTATACCGCGGCATGGCAACGGTTCAGCCGGGCGCAGATCGAGGCGGTGGGCCACTGCCAGGCCGTGCCCCCCTGTCCCTACCCCGACGCAGGCACAGCGACGAACCCACTCACGACCGACCACGCAACGCTCGGTCTCGTGCTGTGCCGTCGATGCAACAGCGCGAAGCAACACGCAGACAAGCGAGCACGCGCACGGTAGGGGGGGTACCCCGCGACGGAAAGTGAGCGGACGGCCCCAGAC